CAACTTGGAATATAATTCAGTATCTTTTAATTGTAAAACAGTTTGTATTTCTTGTATACAAATTTTATTAAAGTTAACATACATTTCTCCTGCTAATTTATTCGTTCTAATCATTGACACAAATGGATGTCTATCAACTTGCGTATGAGAATCTTTTGTTTCAGCGTACAATCTATTTGTAAAAGACATCGACATATTATAATATTTTTATAAAATTAAATTTTAAAAATAGACTTACTTGATTTCATAATTACGTTTTATAATTTATAATTTTATTATTGATCTCTAGTATCTTTTCTACACACTGGACAAGTTACTCTTTCATTACACAACCAATGTTTAATACAATCTTTGTGGAAAATGTGATTGCATCCTAATCTAATTATAATGTTATCAGTTTTGTATTCATCCATACATATATTACATTCTTTTCCAATGTATTTCTCTTTATTATTTTCATTTATAGTTTCTGTAAATAATTTATTAAATTTATCTTCATCCAATGTAACTTTTACATCTTCCATATCATTTACATCAATATCTTGAAATAACACTCCAAATAAAGTAGATAAAATATCATTGTTCGACACATTTTGAATATTATTAGACATACCATTTTGAAGATTATTCGTGATATTCGATATATTATTTTGAATATTCGATATCATTTCATTTGTTAATGTATTATTTATCCTTGTTTCATCATTCATTTCTAAATATCTTCTTATACTATACATACGATTCACTATCTGTTGATTTAAATTTATTACTTCATTATAATCATCAAATCTCGATGATGTAAGAGGTCTCTGATTTATTGCATCCACCCACTCTTCATAAAGGTCATTGAAATCCATATATTAATTATGTTTTACTATTTTAAATTAATTTTTTTTTACTATCTTAATTCAAAACTATTTTAAATTAATTTTTTTTACTATCTTAAATTATTTTTTTAAATTTATCTTAATTAGTTATGTACCTTCGTAAAACAGAAGTAAGTTTTATATCTTGATCTAATTCTCCTGATAATGCTTTTTTAACAATAGATTCATTATATTGAGATATATATTGTTTTACAATAGCTTCATCCTCCAATTCCTTTTTAAGCAAGTCATCATAAATCTTCTTATTCAATGTATTTTCTTGTTGTGAAAAAGTACCACTTGCTGGTGGAATTTCTCTGTCTTTTCTATCAATGTTTTTTATTGGGTTTTTAAGAATCTTGTCGGTCTTGTTAATCTTGTCTTTTGGAATAATGATTTTACTATTTGGATTTTTAGACATTTTATAAGAATGTTTATAATCACTATAACCTGACCCCCAATAACCATTTTGATACAAATTATCACCAACTATCATTAATCCATTAAATGAACTAACTAATGCAAATGTATCAGATGTGTTATAACCATAAAATCCGTCTGTTGTTTTATGTACTAAACTTTTTTTACTAATATCATTTTCTTCACCTTTAGTATATTCAAACATCTTATTAAATTCATCCAATTTAAATTTTCTTTCTTCAAATTGATTGTATACTTTTACATCAATGTTATCATAATCCTCTTTACGCTGCAATCTTTCATAATTTTGATCTTGTTCTTCTAAATCAGTTTGTTTAACTGAATCACTTTGTTTAAATGATTTATTAAAATCATCTAAATCACTTTGTTCCTTAAATGTTTTATCTAATTTAACTTGTTTTCGGTTTTTAGAATTTTGGTTTTTAGAATTTTGGTTTTTATCATCCAATCTTCTAATCTTAGAAACACTTTCTCTTTTATCTTTAATATACCTATAAGATTCGTTTAATATTTTAAAATATTTCTCATATTTTTCTTTTTTCTTAGGATCAGTGTACTTGTCTGGATGATATTTTTTAACCTTTTCTCTAAAAGATTTTACAATATGAGAACTAGAATCTTCTCGTGTCACATCTAAAATGAAATAAGGATCATATGTTTTTCCATCAATTTCAATAACATCCATTATAATATAAAATTTATAATATAATGTTTTTAATAAAAATAAACGACATAAAATATATATGACAAAATTAACTAAGGAGTTTACAATACTCTTTAGCATACCACGCATTTAGACCAGTATATTCACATAATACGTGGAATAAAACACCAACTATAAATAAAGTTTGTATTTCTTTATATCCAAACAAATCAGGTATATATACATCAAGTTGTTTAAAAATATAAACCAACACAACCAATCCAATACCAACAACACTCGCTTCTAATAAGACTACATTTAATGTTTTAGATGACATTTATATTATAGATAAATAAAATAATAATAATATAAATAACTTTTTTTTACAAAGAAATTAATTTTTCAACAATGTACTTTTGGAAATTATCTTTAAAATTATCAGAAAAAGAAAAATGTTCAACACCTACTGATTTTCTTGTTACGATAATATCTTTAGAAAGACCTTCGTTAATTTTATCCTCATTACAGTTACATACACTTTGTTTAACTAATTTATGAAACAAATATTTTTTAATGACATTTCCAGTCAATAAGTTTTTATAATCACATTCAACTTTCTTATCAAGTTTTTGGTTTATATCAGATAACATATTTTCAATAGACATATTATCAATAGATTCAGCCATAGATAGGAAATCTTCAAAATTAACACATTTATAAAGTAAACTAATAGTATTACGTTTACAATCCATTTGTCTCCAAATAAGATAATTTAATACTTCATAATCTGTTTTAAATTCCACAAATTGACCAAAAAAATTAACATCTAAATCAATATTATGTTTTATTAAACATTTAGTAAAAAACACAGATACATAACTTGTAATTGAAGTTAACATCTTATTAATATTGCCATCGTATATATAATTACCTTGATCATTATAATTATAAACTAAATTGATTTCATTTTGGAAAGTATAAATTAAATGTGGGTCGTATTTTGCATATAGCATTTTACCAGCCTCAAACATCATATCTTGCAATTCATTTAATTGTTTTGTTTTTTTCTCAAATGTTTTTAGATCATTAATATACTTCATTAAAGATTTACATTTCAAAGAAATTACAAATGGTTGAAATCCGTGACACTTTCGATTGTTATAAGTAGTTACCAGTTTTCTCATTCTTAAATCCAAATTGCTATCAACATCATTTTTAATAGTGATTTTATAAAACATTTCTCTTAAATTATTTATTAAACTATTTGTATTTTCTTTATAAAACATTTTTACAATACATTAATAATTTTATTTTTTCATTTTTTTATAATTCGTATAATATATACAATGTTGAAAAAAATATCTAATAAAAAATCTACAAAACTAACAACAAGAATCAATCGTCGTTCTAACAAAACAAAAAACAAGCGTTCGGTACAAAAGCGACGTTCGGTACAAAAGCGACGTTCGGTACAAAAGCGACGTTCGGTACAAAAGCGACGTTCAGTGCAAAAACAGCGTTCGGTACAAAAGCGACGTTCAGTGCAAAAGCGACGTTCAGTGCAAAAACAGCGTTCAGTGCAAAAGCGACGTTCAGTACAAACTAAGCGGTCAGTGAACTTGTCAACGAAGAAAAAAACGTGTATGAAAAATAAAGTTGGTTTAGTTATGAAAGAATTCAAAGATAAAACATTACGATCGTCATCTGGACAATTAGTAACAAATCCCAAACAAGGAATTGCAATTGCGTTATCAGTAGCGAGGAAAACGTGTAAAATTTAATTTTACATTATTCTTAAAAACATATTAAAGATATTATTTCTACAATTTTAATTAAATCAAAAAATAATTAATATTGTCTATTAATAATGACAAGATATTGTACGTATATTTTCAAAAAGGGTGCAAAAAAAGGTCAAAATTGCAAAGAAGAGTGCCATTTAAAGACCAATTTTTGTAAAAAACATTATACAAATACAAATCTTGAACCAGATACCCAACAAGAATCGCAATCTAATATAAAAGAGAAATACCCTAATATAATTAGTATTAGTAAATTAGTTAATAAAAAAATTCAAGAAGAAACTATAAGAGATAAAATCTTTGAGTTACCTACTAATGAGATTAATAAATCTATTATATTTAAACATTATAACAATATGAAACGGACAGATCCTAATAGTACAGAGTATTATAAAAATCAAATATTCGTAGATTTGAGTTTATCATACCCTTGGTCAAAATATTATAATATAAATGACAATATAAAAAATCAAACAATCAATAGTTTTTTAACACGAATTCAAAGTAATCTAGATAAAGAAATATATGGAATGAGTAGTGTTAAAAACGAAATTATAAATATAGTCTGTAAATTTATTACAAACCCTTCAAGTAATAGAAATAATATAGCATTATGTGGTGCGGCTGGCGTTGGTAAAAGTAAGTTTATAAAAGTTTTATCAGATACATTAGGATTACCTATGAAAACAATATCTTTAGGAGGAGTTAAAGATTCATCTTTTTTTTTAGGTCACGGTTATGTATATGTAGAAAGTGGTCCAGGAAAAATACTTCAAAATGTCATAGATTCTAATATAAGCAATCCTATATTATATTTTGATGAATTGGATAAAGTAAGTGAAACAGACAATGGGAAAGATATTTTCTCATTCTTGTGTTATTTAACAGATCCTACACAAAATAAAAAATTTACAGATCACTACTTTTACGGAATGCAATTTGATCTATCTAAAGTATTCTACGTTTTCACCTTTAATGATATAAATAAAATAGATAAAATATTATTAGATCGCTTAAATATTATACAAGTAGCAACTCCTTGTGACGAAGATATAGTGTATATATTAGAAAACCATTGTATACCAGAAATCATTCAAAATATAGGTATTCAAAAAAATATAATTTTTAATAAATCTTGTATAAAAACAATAATAGATTACTGTAAACAATCTATAGACAATACTGTAACAAGTGGTGTTAGAGAATATTATAGAGTTATAGAAAAAATTTTACTAGAACTTAATAAAAGTATATTACTTAATATAGATCAATACCTCGCCGATCAAGATATCATCGTCGATGATAATCTTTTTGAAAAGTTGTTTTCTAAAATAAATGACCAATTCATCACGATCAATAATAAACACAAATATGAACATATGTATATGTAATTTAATTTACTCTTTTAGTATACCAGTATACCCATTTACTCATTGTATATTATTTATTATACCCATTTACCCATTACCTAATGATTTATAATGATTTATAATGATTTTCAAATTTATCTAATGATTTATAATGATTTTCAAATTTATCTAATGATTTATAATGATTTTCAAATTTATCTAATGATTTATAATGATTTTCAAATTTATCTAATGATTTATAA